CAATCAAATACTTGCAGATGCTAATTACGAGGACGCAGAAAAAAAGTAGATAGCGACCCTGATGTTAGGTCGCTTTTAGTTATAGCAGAACGATTACATCTCACAATCCAACAAGTTCTTGATATGCCAATGAGCCATTATAATCTTTGGTTAGCTTACTTGAAAAAAGAACAAGAACAGTATAAAACGAAACAATCACTAGCAGAAGCAAGGAATTTAAAATAATGGCAAATCAAAGACTTAATATAGACATTGTAGCAAAGGATAAATCTGCACAAGCCTTTAATAAAATGCAAGGAAGTCTTGCAAAAGTTAAAGGTGCTGTATTTAATTTAAGAAATGCTTTTATAGGTCTTGGTGCTGGTCTTGTACTTAGAGGTATTATTAGTGCTGGTATGCAAATTGAAGAACTTGGTGTTCAACTAGAAGCATTATTTGGAAGTGCTAAAAAAGGTAAAGCAGCACTAGATGCAGTTACAAAATTTGCAAAAACAACTCCATTTGAACTATCAAATATTCAACAAGGTGTAACAGCTTTAGCAACTGTTTCAGAAAAAGCAGAATCACTTGGAATATCATTTGAAGAATTATTAAAAATTACTGGTAACACAGCAGTTCAATTGGGTGGAGATTTTGCTTTAGCTTCTCAACAAATACAAAGATCATTTAGTGCTGGTATAGGTTCAGCAGATTTATTTAGAGATAGAGCAGTAACAGCTATGGCTGGTTTCTCTGCTGGAGTAAAAGTTAGTGTTGATGAGTCTATTAAAGGATTAGCAAAAGCATTTGGAACTGGTGGTAAATTTGGAGAACTAACAAACAAACTAGCACAAACTTTAAAAGGAACTATATCAAACTTAAAAGATGCTTATTTCACAATAGAAACTGAAATAGCTAAAGGGTTTTTTGATGAACTTAAAAAACAATTAGGAGATTTAAAAAAATTTACAGAAACTAATGATGAAGCTATTAGAAGATTAAGTAGAGAAATAGGAGAAAAACTTGCAGTAGGTGTTTTAGAATTAGCAAGAGCAGTTAAAATTTTAACTAAAAACTTTAGAGAATTATTAGATGTTATAGCTTTATTAATGGTTGCTTTTGGTGGCTTAACTGCAAAAATTGTTGGTACAGGAATTGTACTTAACAACCTTTTCAGTAGACTACAAAATTTCTTTGGTAAAGAAAATGAAATAAAATTAAAATTACCTGACGCAAGAGATATATATAAAACCATAATTCCACTTAAAGAAGAATTAGAAGAAATAGATACATTTTTATACAATTATGAAAATGAATTAGGATATAGAATCCCAACTGCAACTGAAAAAGCTATTGCTAAATTTGAAGAATTAAATCAGGGTGCTTTAGAAAATATAAAAAATAAATTTACAAATATTAGAACAACAATAGTTGAGGGTTTAAATTCTGGTATTACATCTTTTTCAAATGCTTTATCAAGAGCAGTTATACTTGGAGAAGATTTAGGTAAATCGTTTAAAAAAATGGTAGCAGACGCACTTGTTAATACTTTAGCATTATTAATTGAAGTTGTTATTAGAATGGGAATACAAAAAATTTTAGGAGATAAACTTTTATTAGGAGAAAATAAAAGATTAATTAGTGCTAAAAGATATACGTCAGAATTAGGAAAACAAGTTGCACTTGCAGCTATACTTGCAGTTCTAACTGGTGGTGGTTCAATGGCTGGTGGTGGTGGTTTTAACATGGGTAACATTGGTGGTTCTCATGCTCAAGGTGGTGCAGTATCAAAAGGCAGACCAATTTTAGTTGGAGAAAATGGGCCAGAATTATTTGTACCTAACCAAACAGGACAAATTACACAAAATGCTAGAGGTACAGGAAATAGTGGTGCAGTAAATGTTAATTTCACAATCAATGCAGTTAATGCTGCTGGAATAGATCAGTTATTAATTGAAAGACGTGGAACTATATCAAGAATTATAAATGAATCTGTTAATGAAAGAGGGAGAGGTGCAATAATCTAATGTCAGGTGCTTTTCCAATATCTTCTGCTAAATTTGAAACTTTAGGAATAAAGTCAATTCAAAATACTATTATCTCTAAATCTGTATCTGGTAAGAAACTTGCAAGACAAATAGATAATCAAAGATTTGGATTCACAGTTAGAATAGTTACAGGAACTAGATCAGATGTTTATGGAGAGTTAATGGCATTTATAATGAAACAAAGATCAAGCAAAGAAAACTTTACAATAATCCCACCAGAAATAGAAGATGCTAGAGGTAATGAAACAAACACAGTTTTAGTTAATGGTGTTCACGCAGTTGGAGATACAACTATTGCTATGGACGGACACCACAACGATAATCCACACGCATTTAAAGCTGGAGATTTTATAAAGTTTGCAAGTCATTCAAAAGTTTATATGATTGTAGAAGATGTTCAGGCTTCTAGTAACGCATCAACAGTAACCATTGAGCCACCTTTAATTACAGCACTTGCAGATGATTCAGTAGTTACTTATGATAATGTTCCTTTTACAGTACATTTAACAAATGATATTCAAGAATTTGGTGCAGTAGGAACAACAAAAGATGGTGCATTTTTATATCAATTTGAATTTGATGTTGAAGAATCCTTATAGATGAAATACAAAGTAAAATATTGGATTAGTGTTGATTTTTTAGCTGAAGAAATAATTGAAGCTGATGATCTTGATGCTCAATCTTTGAATCAAGGTAAGTATAAAGACCCATCTAAAAATGCTATTTATACTGTCAATGATTCAATAAAAATAAACAGACGAACATTTGAGGAACATGACGAGAAGCCTAACGACAGCAACAAAGAACGAACTAGCAACAAATGATTTAAGACCAATACATCTTATTACTATTGGTTTTGGCACTCCTCTTAATTTTACTGATTGCTCATTTCCTTTAACATCTTCTATATCTGGCTCATCAGTTACTTACGCAACCTCTAGTCTTATTATGGGTATATCTAATTTTACAGAAGAAGTAGATATAACTAAAACTTCATTAAAGTTAGGTTTTTCAGGTGCAGACCAATCACTTATATCAACTTGTTTAAATGAAAATGTTGTTAATGATTCAGTAGTTATTTTTAGAGGTTTTTTAGATGATTCTAATGCTATTATTGCTGACCCTTTTCTTTTATATGATGGCCAGATAGATACTTTTGAAATTTCTGAAACAACAAAAGAAAGTGCAGTTATTTTAAATGTTACTTCTCATTGGGCTAACTTTGATAAAAAAAATGGAAGAAAAACAAATTCAACATCTCAACAAAGATTTTTTAGTACAGATGTTGGTATGCAATTTTCATCTCAAACAGTACAAGATATTAAATGGGGAAGATCATAATGCAAGATATTATTAATTTATATAAACAGTTCGATAAATATAAAGATAATACTGATAAAGATTTGGCTAATCATATATTGCCATCAATTCAATGTAATCAATTTAAAAAATTTGAAGATGATGATGGTATTTATGGTTTTGTAAATTGGGCTTTCTTAAATAAAGAGAATGAATTATTTTATAAACAAAAAGGTACTGTTAAAAATAATACATGGCAAAGTGGAACTAATCTATGGTTATGTGATATTGTTATTATAAAAAATGCAAGAATAGTTATGTCTTGGGTTTATAATTATTTTAAAGATTATCTTCAAACTAACGAATGTATTAATTGGTTAAGAGTAGATCACAACAATAATATCTACCGAGTATCTAAAAAATATAAAAGGGAGTTTCATATCTAATGGGTAATATTGTAAATAAAATTTTAGAACCAGTAGTAAAGGTATTTAGTAAAGCCTTATCATGGCTTGTACCTGAAGTTGATATTCCTGATTTTGGTATAAATGAAGCAGATGATTTTGAAAAAGGTGTACTACTTAATAAACAATCTAATGACGCAAATATTCCTGTTATATATGGAGAAAGATTAGTTGGTGGAACTAGAGTATTTGTAGAAACTTCAGGAACAGATAATCAATATTTATATATTGCTATAATATTAGCAGAGGGAGAAATTAACGATATAAAAGGAATTAGAATAGATGATAAAGATGTTACCTTTGCATCTTCTTTTTCTGATAATACTGTTGTTGAAGTAGATAGTAGCGATAGTGTTTTTTATAAAGGTGGAGAAAGTTTAATTAGAGTAGAACCTCATTATGGAACAGATGGTCAATCAGCATCAACATTATTATCAACATTATCTAATTGGGGAAGCAATCATAAATTATCTGGTTTAGCTTATCTTGCAATTCGTTTTAAATGGAATCAAGATGTATTTGGTTCTATTCCTAAAATACAAACATTAATAGAGGGTAAAAAAGTTGTAGCTTATAATTCTAGTTTAGAAGCACAAACTGCTGCTTTCTCTACTAATCCAGCTTGGGTTTTATTAGACTACTTAACAAATGCTAGATATGGAAAAGGTTTAGCAGTAAGTGATATTGATTTACAATCTTTTTATGATGCTTCACAAGTTTGTGTAACACAAGTAACACCATATTCAGGTGCTAGTGATATAAATATATTTGACGCAAATGCTGTGTTAGATACATCTAAAAAAATTATAGATAATACAAGAACTCTTTTAAAAGGTTGCAGAGGTTATCTTCCTTATACTTCTGGTAAATACAGATTAGTTATTGAAACAACAGGAACAGCATCAATTACTTTAACTGAAGATGATATATTTGGTGGGTTTTCTGTATCGAGTCCAAATAAAAATGATAAATATAATAGAGTAATTTGTAGTTATGTTTCTCCTGATAAAAATTGGCAAGTAGATGAAGTGCAGTTCCCACCGATAGATGATTCTGGTTTGCCTAGTGCAGATCAACACGCAACTATGAAAGCTGCTGACGGTGGATTTTTATTAGAGGGTAGATTTGATTTTGGACAAGTAATAACAAGTCCATATCAAGCCGAAGAAATGGCAGAGATTATTTTAAGAAGATCAAGAGAAGCAATACAATTAAGTATAAATGCTGGTGGAAATGCTTATGATTTAGCAATAGGAGATATTGTTAATATTACACATAGTTCATTAGGTTATTCTGCAAAGGCATTTAGAGTTATTTCAATATCTTTTAATGAAGATTTTACAGTAGGTTTAAATTTAACTGAACACCAAAATTCACATTATACTTGGGCTAGTAAAACTCAACAAGCTAGTATTCCATCAACTAACTTACCTAATCCAAATGTTGTTCAACCACCAGCAAGTGTTACACTAGATGATACTTTAATTGAATATAATGATGGAACTGTAATTGTAGCTTTAGATGTATCAATAGGTGCTTCTCCTGATAGCTTTGTTGATTACTACCAAGTAGAATACAAGTTAAGTACAGATTCAGATTATATTATTTATGCACAAGGTTCAGGATTAAATCACAGAGTCTTAAATGTAATTGACCAACAAATTTATAATGTAAGAGTTAAAGCTGTAAATAGTTTAGGAGTATCATCAACTTATGTAACAGCAACTAGAACAATCATTGGTGCTCTCGCACCTCCATCTGATATTGAAGATTTTTCTTGTAATGTTATTGGACAAGAGGCTCACTTATCTTGGACACAAATACCAGACTTAGACCTTGCTTATTATCAAATTAGATATTCAGCTTTAATAGATGGTTCAGCTACTTGGTCAAACTCTGTATCATTAGTTGAGAAAGTATCAAGACCAGCAACTTCAATTAATGTACCAGCAAGGGTTGGAACTTATCTTATCAAAGCTGTAGATAAACTTGGAAACTTTAGTTCTAACGCAACAGCTATTATTTCTAATGTTACAGGAGTTTTAAACTTTAATGCAGTAGCAACTCAATCAGAACACCCTGACTTTACAGGAACTAAAACAAATGTAATTGAATCTGATAATACTTTAAAATTAGACTCATCAGAACTATTTGATTCAGCTAGTGGACTATTTGATGATGGTACAGGATTATTTGAATCTGGTTTAACAAGTGCTGATTTATTTGCGTCAGGAAGTTATGAGTTTGCAACACCTATTGATATTGGGGCAAAACATACTGCTAGAATTACAGCTTCTATAACTCAAACATCAGACAATTTAGATGATGTCTTTGATAGTAGAACAGGAGATTTTGACGATCAAAAATCTAACTTTGATGGAGATACACCAGCAAACTGTAATGCACATATTGAGATAGCAACCTCTGATGATAATGTTACTTACACATCATTTAGAAATTTCACTATTGGAGATTATACTGCTAGATACTTTAAGTTTAAATTAATAATGACTTCAACAGATTTATCATCAACTCCTGTTGTATCAGAATTATCAGTAACTATTGATATGCCTGATAGAATATTTAGTGGAAATGATATAACTTCTGGTGCTGGAACATATACTATAACATTTACAAATTCATTCAAATCTGTTAATTATGCAGTTGGAATTACAGGCGAAGACCTTGCTACTGGAGATTTCTTTTTAGTAGAAAACAAGACAATCAATGGCTTCGACTTAACATTTAAAAATTCAGGTGGTACAGCAATAAGTCGTACCTTTGATTATATTGCAAAAGGCTTTTAAAAGGAGTATAAGAAACTATGTCTCAACATGATTACGATATTGCCAATCAAGGTTTTCCAGCTTTTAGAACAGATTTAAACAATGTTCTAGGTGCAATTAATTCATCTAATTCAGGAACTTCAAGACCAAGTTCTGCTGTCGCTGGTACAATCTGGCTAGATACATCTGGTGGTGCAACTGCAAATACTTTAAAATTTTATGATGGTGCTGATGACATATCTTTAGCAAATATTAATACTACTGCTAACACAGTAGATTGGCTTGATAGTTCAGTTGTAGCAGATTTAGTGAATGACACTACTCCACAGTTAGGTGGCAACTTAGATACAAATTCACATAATATTGGAATAGATGATGCTCATGGAATATTAGATGAAAACAGTAATGAGCAATTAATATTTCAAACAACAGCTTCAGCAGTTAATTATTTAGAAGTAACAAATAGTGCTACAAGCAATAACCCATCTATATCTGCAACAGGAAGTGATACTAATGTTGGAATAGAATTTAGCACAAAAGGAACAGGGGCTATTAAATTTAACGATCTAGCTTATATACCTCAACAAGCATTAACATCATCATCAAATGCAGTTGCTTGGGACACACAGGCAAAGCCAAACGCATATCATCTAACAACAGAAAACACTACTTTCTCTGCACCAACTAATCCTGTTGAGGGTGCTTTTATTTGTGTAGAAATTAATTACAATGGTTCACACACAATCGCTTTTAATACAGTATTTGAATTTGCGGCTTCAACTGCACCAACATTTACTTCGGCAGATGGTAAAACTGATATATTAGTATTCAAATACAATGGTGCTATTTGGCAAGAAGTAGGTAGAACATTAAATTTAAGTGAAAGTTAAAATATGTACGCATTAGTAGAAGATAGTTCAGTAACA